TCAATATGGGGATCCCAAGAATAAAATTCTTGCTTGTTTAATCGAGCATGGTTAGCAGTGTTTCCACCTAATGTACCAATTTGATTTACATAATCGATATAATCTTTAAAAAATGTATTATTTCCTAAAGTATCTTCGATTGAAATTCCAGGTTCTAACTGATAGTGTCGACGTACAGAATTTCTTGAAGATACATATATGTCTTTGCCTGTAGCAGATTTAGCGTGTTGTCTTCCGATATAGCCGCTAGTTTTGTTAACACCGCCTTGTTGAAACAACTGATCAACGGTTGCTTGAATAAACTTTTTATTAGTGTCAGTTTGATAATATGTAGGAAGGAGATTTATTCCAAGACCATTATTACTAATTGGATTTTTTCCATTGGCCATTATGTACTTGCTCCGTATGTTGCGCTAGTTATGTTTTGACTTGTTATTGTTGAGGTTAACCCTTGTCCTGTTACAGTTTTTAGATTATCCGAAGTTAAACCCGATACTACATTAATATTTTCAGCAGTTGCACAACTGATTAATATTTGGTCGCTTGGGCATTGTATTTCAAATAAACTTCCAAAATACAAATCTTGTTGTACTGGAACAATAACAAAATTGCTAATATCAGGACTCATGGTTGTTATTACGTATGTTGCTAATTCTGCAAAATAAAATGTATCTCCGAAATTCCAATTTTGAAGTTCGAAGAATGTGTTTATTGCTTGTAATACTCCGGCAACAATTTCATTTGTGCTAGCTGTACTACTAGGGTTTTTTACTACATTAAATGTAGCTTGTAGATTTTGATCTGCTTGAGCTCCAAATAATAACAAATAATTCACAGGATGGTATATAATTTCATCACTCATTGCTTTTATTGGGTTAAGACTAGAACTTAATAAACTGTTTAACTCTGCACTGCTTGGAGGTAATGGTTCACTTCCATCGCTAGGTGCACCTGCTAAAACCCACTGTCTAAATGCTGTATCATAACTGTTAGTTAAAACATACACATCCATAATGTTGCTTGCGCCTGGATCAATTCTGCTATCATAATCTGCATTATGTGTATATTGGAATTTTAGTTTATCTCTACCGACATATACTAATACATCTAATGTAGGATTTAGTCTACTAGTAGATGCATTATATTGCAAAGATGTTTGTGTATCTATACAGTAAAAATACTGTCCATCAGTATATTGTGTTAAGGCACCAATAGCACTTTGAGTTGGAACAATTATTACTAAATCATCATCGTTGTTTACATATTGATAATCTTCTTGGCCAGCACTAATTAAATATTTTTGCAAGACAATAAATGTTGTTAAATTATCAGGATTAACTATATCTAAAAATAATTGCGGATTATCAACTATACCATTATTTGTACTACTAGCAAATGCCACTACGATTTTAGTTGGATCAGTGTAACCATCAAGTCCAACGTAATCTGAAATAATTTGCCAATCAAGATCTAACGTGAATGGATATGAAGAATTAGGTTGTGTGTTTATACTTAATATTTTTAAATTATCTAAAATAGTTGTGCCAGATACTGTATCATATACTGGCGTTGTACTATCAAAATAAAATGTAACTTCCTTATCGCTTTCGAAGACATATCTTAATAATCGTGTAGTAACTGTATAATTTACATTATTTGTAGTGAATAATAACATCCAACTAGAGTCTTGTTGTGAACCTGATATATTTCCTTGATTACTTAAACTAAAAGAATTTATTGTGTTAAGATTTGTTTCAAAAATAATTTGCCAGTTTTGTGTAATATCATTGTAGCTCAATCCAAAAGGAGTATTACTAAAAATCAAATCAATCATTGTAGTAATAACGGAAGGCTGAATAATTGTAATTAATTGTGGCAATGAATGAGTTAATATAGCTCCTGTAGGTATAACTTGATTTAATGTAACCGTGCCATACCCTGTAGAAAGTATACCTGTTCCGCCTGATGTACCATCACCTGATACAGATACTACTTGAGCCCACAAATAATTTGTTCCTCCGTTTGGAATTCCGCTTGCAGGAATTGTTGCCAACGCATTATTTTTCTTAGTATTAAAATATTGTCCGGTTGGTGCAGAGAATTTAACTAAAGATCCTGATGCAAAATAAACTAAATCTGTGCTAGTAAATGATCCTAATTTAACAACTACGCTGTCATTTATATTTTTAATAAATCCTGTACTACTATTGCTATCAATAGTTACAGCAGTCCAAGATACATTTAAACTTTCAGCTATGTTATTAATATAATTTGCATAATAAAAATTACGTAAATTAGGATTTTCTAATATTTCAAAAATTGTATTGTAAATCACAGCTTCAATATCAGTCTGTGTCACATAGGTAAACGTAGTTGTTAAGACATAAGGTTCTTGATAAATTATACCATCATCACCAAACAAATTAGTTTTACTGTATTTTCCTGTTGGATCAATTAAATCAAAATAACGACTTATACCACTACTAGTTCTATTAATAGCTTTTACTTTAGCAACACTTTGTGTAGTTGTTAAGGGGCTAATATTATAATCTTCCCCAGTAATCATTCTATTTTGTGTATAATAATTTTGAGGTGCGTTTTGTTGAATACTAGCATTAGACTCGGATGCTGTTGCATTTGTTACGCTTGTAGCTAAGTTTAATGTTACAGTTAATACTTGATTTTGACCTTGACTGTTAACGTAAGGAATATCAATACTGACATTAATAATATCTGTAGGGTTAATTGAATATGCCAACCCGTTGCTTAATCGATAATATACTCTAAAATTACCTAGGGGCAATTTTCCAAATGTTCCGTCAGCAAATCCTAAAGCAATTGTATCACCGGCTCTTGTAATTACATTATAAATTGTTTGAGTGTTTAAATTCAAACTATTATAAATTACATTATTTCCAGTTAATGACGGAACTTTAATCCATAATGTATTTTCTAGATTAGTACTTTGGTCTAGTTGCCATAACCATACATCGTTATTATTAATATTTTGAGAATTAATATTAATTGTTTGGTTACTAGATGGCTGAGTTATATTAAAAGTCGACTGGTTTAGTGTACCTTGTGTAAAGTTAAAAAAGAATCCTGTAGTAGGACTTCCTGCACCGTATCCGTCATCTCTATATACACAGGCAATATGATTTCCTAACTTAGGAGGTTCTTCGTAAATATAATCTTTTCCACTAAACGTTGTGCTAGTTACTTCAAAATTCATGCTGTAACCAGAAATAGAACTAGAAAAACTGTAAGTTGGAATATTTGTGTTAGAAGCATTAAATCTATACTGGCTTGTAGGAATTCCATATATAGTTGCTTGATCTATAGGTGTTCCAAATTGTTGGGTAGATGGGAATGCCGCATTTAAAATTCTAATAAATTGGTCATACCAATTACTATTGCTAGAATCATTCCATGTAATTACTTGCCCTGCTAAATTAATACCGTTACTATCTAAAACGGTATCTGTTGTCTGTACTGTGTTGAATTTTAATAAACCGCTGGCTGGGACACTTCTTGTGGCATTATAACTAATCATGCGAGCTAAACGTAGTACACTTTCACGACGTTCAGCTAATTCTAAAAAGTTTTCTCGAGCATTTAAATCAACACGAAAGGCAATACTCTGACCAATAAATGCTATTAAATCAATTAAAGCTAGGTATTCACTGCTTTCTATATAATCATTAAAATCTTCTGGAAAATTAGTTCGTATATAATCAATCATTGTACGACGTAAATTATCAAAGTCGTAGCTTTGAAAATCAGCGTTCTTGAAAGATTGATATATTTTTTGCCAGTTTTCACTTATTAACAGGTTATTTTGTCTATCTGTTGAGCTCATAATGTTTCCTATTATCAGTATTTATTGAATAAAATTCTATGCGTACTTTATTGCGTGAGCAGGCCATTATTTTGATCAAACTGAAATTGTAAGTCTTGTTGTATATTGTAGGGCAAATATTTTAATGTGCATTGTATTGACAGCCCGGTATCATATGGTGTTATTAGTATATTGCCAGCTTGTACTCTAGGATCGGCATTAAGGATTACGTTTACATTTTGCTGTATAAGATCTTGAACTTCAGGAGTTAACGGTTCAAATATCAACGCCCATATGATGCATCCATAGTTTGCGTTCATTAAACGTTCGCCTTGTTTAACATTAAACGCATTTAATAAATCTTGTTTAATTAATTCAAAATCATATAAAACGTAATTACCGTTAATATTATTTACGGTACTGAATCCTTTGTACATCTGAGGACTAACTGGAGTTTTGGCAGTTGGGCCGTTAATTGTTGGTGTATTAACTGCTGGTATGGTTAAAGTATTATGTAATGACGCCATTTGTGTTCCTTATGTATAAACCTTGTTAAAAGGATCTGTAGAAGTTGAATATTTTTGCCAGGCATCAGGAACAGATACTGTACTTCCAGTATTTTCTCTGTCAGTTAAATCTGGAGTAAGATTAGTAGGATCTAAATTCTCGTGCAGAGGATAAGGTTCTGTTGTTGGTATTCTTGCTAAAATACTAGTAATCGGAGTTCCTTCAACTGCTGGAACTGAACTATTATCTGGAGTTGGATTATCAAATGTAGGTAACGGGTCTGGAACTACTGCTTCTTCAGCACTGCCCGGAGCACTTGCTGTGGCTGCGGTGGCTGCTGTAGGACCATTCATATGGATATTTGCGGCTGTTTCAACGTGATTTCCACTACTAAGAATGTTTGTATCTCCGCCAGCTGTAAAATTGTTATGTCCAGTAGTGTTAAGATCTAAACTACCTTGTATTGTTTGTATTACACTACCGGTTATAGTTTCATTTATTGTTCCAGTAACTTTACTAGTAACATTTCCTCCTACAGTCGAGTTAACATTTCCTCCACCGCTTCCGCCGCCCACATTCCAATTAATATTGGCATCAAAATTCCAATCAACTTGTTCTACAACATGGTGTTTATAATTCTGTTCATAAGTTATGTCGACATCTTGTTTAATTTGTATTTGTTGATTTTGGTCAACTATTAAGATTTGGTCGCCACCAACTTCTGTTTGATGTCGGTTAGCAACTTTAAGATTAAAGTTCCTTCCTGCTTCAAAGTTAAAATCACGGCCAGCATAAAAATTAAAATCTTGTTCAGTATGAATACTAATACTATCCTGTGCATAGATATCAATCTTGCCATTACTAGTCAGTTCTATCCACGCTGTGCCGCGGCTATTAGTAATATAAATTAAATCCTCGCTGTTGTGCAATAAGATTTGATGTCCAGTACGTGTTCTAATACGAACCAATTCATTATGCGGAAGTGTTACATCGCCATCAGTTTCGCCTTGCTCTACTGCTGAATACGTTGGTGGACCTTCTCCAGCTTTTGTTTTACGCAAAAACTTATCGTCACCGTCATCCATGACAAATGTTGCACCGCCTAATCTACTAACAAAAGCATTAGGTATTTGTGAATCTGCTTTTCCAATTGCACCTCGTTGAGCACCATCTTGCTTATCTACCGGCCCTGGGGTTGATATACCAAATACCATGCTAGGAGCTTCTCGTCTAGCACTACTAGTAGTAATACCTCTAACATCGTCTATTATTAACCCTTGAGCGGTTAAAGAATTATATAATGAAGGTTGAGTAGGTTTTTTGAATTTGGTAGGATCAGATGAAGAATTATTTAATTTTTTATTATACTCTGCTACTGGGATTCTTAGTGTAGATCCATCCGGGCCGCTTGGTAATGAATCGTCTGAAGGATCTTTACCAGTATTGTTTTCTGTAGCGGCAAGCCCTGGTACCATGAAATCCATATTTTCATCAGGCACACAACCCATCCAATATGCTTTTCTAGAGTCGCCATCAATGAAAAAAACTACTACCGTAGTTCCTACATCAGGCGGAACCATCCACATACCATAACTTTTTTGTGTATTATTATAATTGTCAGGATCTTGTTTAACATAATCGGCACCAGTTACACCATAAAAAGGACTCATATATTTTGCTTGTACTAACTGTCCGCTAGTGCCTGTTCCGCCAGATGCTCTTAACAATTCAACTTGAAGAATACCCATATAGGTA